CAAATTCGTTCACTTTACTAATTGTATTTGGGCCTATAGCCCCATCTACTCCTGCTCCGACTAGCTCTTGTAGGTATCTAGCGGCTCGTCCTGTGCCAGCGTTTACGCCAAAGTCGAATACGCACAGATCTAGGCCGGCGGGCAAATCGTTTGCATGAACTCTGCCCCAGTAGTTCTTTTCATAGATAGGAGCAACATCATCTTCAGTTAGTGCTTTCATAGTGTCAGCATCAACGTCGTGTCCTACCCATTCTTCATAAGTCCGTTTAGTAACACCCATATTAGTAATACCACCCGGGTCTTTAGGGTGATTAACGTATCCACCTTCATGGTCTAAGATTATCGAAAGTGCGTCTCTATAATTCTCTCTCGCCATTTTAATCCTTTATTATTTGGATAATACTAATGTATAACCTGCGTTCTCAATTAAGTACTTGTCACCATATATAGAAATATCATAGTCACCTAAATATTTAGTAAGAAAGATAACTTCAGGATAGGAATTGACATTAAATGATTCGTCAATTTTATTGTGGATATCTTTGTGTTTTCCGAAACCTTCTACTTTAAATTTTAAGGTGTCTGAGTAAATTTTTTTAAATGTAAGATGATCTTGTAATAGTTCAACGCTATCTAAATAGCTTTTATTAAAGAAATTTTTATAGTTTTCCATATTAGTTTCATTAACTCTGATTTCATAACCTTCGCCATCTAATGGAACTGTTTCGCTGATATTTTGTTCATCAGCTGGTAAACTATTAAAATTTTTATAATATCTAAATTTAAGGTCTTCTATATGAGCTAACTTTTTAACACCGTCAACTATTTCTGCAATATTTTGGGGAATTTCTCTACCACGTTCCATCTCAACAAAAACTTTATATGTTCCGTCTTGTTGTTCACCTGATGTAACGTCTGCATCTAATACAAATGGAAATCCTTTTTCACAAAAATTCATTAAATCTTTTGCTGGTTCTTGTGATTTAACTGAAAAACTTAAAACAACAATATCTCTATCTTCACCCATTTTTGATTTGAATGAATCTATTTCAAAAATGTCGTAAACTAGATTTCTTAAGTCGCCTGCTTGAAGACCCATTATACTTCGCCTTCTACTGGTGCTGGTGCCATTTCTGGCTCAGGAGCCATTGCCGCTTCTTCGCCTGGTTGTGCAACTTGATCTACTGCTGTTTCTACACCCATATCAGCCGGCTCTGCATAACTGTCTAATTGTTCTTTGTAGCCACTGTAAATATTAAGAATTAAGTCTTTAGGCATTTGTATTTTAACTACCCAAATAGGATGTCTGTCAAGTTTACCTTTTTTAGTTCCAGGACGAATGTCGCCGGGTTCTTTAATTTTTCGGGGTTTAATAACGTTTGTTTTTTCAAAGGATACTTTGCAATCGTAATCTATAAGTCTTTTTCCGCCCATTGGATCTGGCATTTTATCTCTAGGCCACATAAATTCACAAGTTACCCAATGTTTTTCAATGTTTGGACCTGAGACAATTTCACCATCTTCCCAGTTTTCGTATACGTAAATATCAAGTTCATCTAGTACTCTTTCGAAGTCTTTAAGTACACTAAAAGCAGTATCGCTATCGTAGATATGCTCGATATTTTTAACAATGTCCATTACGTCTTGCATGATTAGTCGCTCCTGTACACTTATTTAGCTATTTTACTTCTATATAGTTGTAGTTTTGTTTTCCGGCAAACTCAGTAAATACTTATGTAGAGACAACTTTGTTGTGTTTACAGCACAATAAGTTGTTCTTTATAGTCTTAAATTGACTCATAAAGGAGGACTGCATGAGTAATAAACGAGCCAAACGGCATCTTCAAAATACGAGTAATATTATCAACTTTCAACCACATAAAAGAGACATTAAAATACTACCCCGAAATAGAAACCAAGAATCTTATATGCTAAAACTAATGGATCCGCAGAAAGACATAGTCTTCGGAATTGGTCCTGCAGGAACTGGTAAAACGCTTCTAGCGGTACAAGTGGCAGTTAAGCTATTTCAAGGTGGTGTTGTAGATAAAATTGTGGTAACTAGACCGGCAGTAAGTGTCGATGAAGATTTAGGATTTTTACCAGGAACATTGGAGCAAAAAATGGCTCCTTGGACAATGCCAATTTTTGATGTATTTAAAGAAAATTATAGTCAACACCAGATTCGTGGTATGATTAATGAAAATATTATCGAAATTGCACCATTAGCCTATATGCGAGGTAGAACTTTTAAAAATGCATTTATAGTTGCAGATGAAATGCAAAATGCTACTACAGGTCAAATGAAGATGTTATTAACACGGTTAGGAACAAAATCACAAATGGTAGTTACTGGTGATTTGCGTCAAGCAGATAGAATGTCTAGTAATGGACTATTAGATTTTATAAAACAACTAGAACGATTTAGTAAAACTAGGCATATTGATGTTGTAAGATTTCATCAAGGTGACATTGAACGTCATAATGCTGTACGAGAGGTATTACAAGTTTACGGAGACGAATAACAATAAATATTTAAATGAACTGGGTATTTCAAATAAGTCAATTACTATTAGGAATTATAATCATTAGCGGATTTATTGCACTAATATATTACGTCTAATCAGTATCCCCGGGCAGATGTAAATCGTGGGCATCTACGACATAATCTTTCTTTTCGTGTTGCCAACGTGTCCAACCGGCGAATATAATATTTTTTAATTGTGAGATCGCGTTATGTCTGTTGACTGCTGTTTCGCTTAACTCCCCAGTCCTAGCAACTACTGTTTCTCGTTTAATAGGAATAACTTGACATAGAGGTTCGCCTAACTTAATTGTTGTAGGTTTAATTTCTTTTAGCATAATATTAATAGGGTTTACTAAGGCACCCATATCATGATCGATTACACCAGGAATTGCTTCAAAATTTCTATCTTCAAAATAGAACATTGGTAGGTACATTAAAGTCCAGCCGGCGGCCGCCCACATTTTCCATGGGTTATCTAATTTTACAGCCGCTCTTACGCCGAAGTTCTTTAATAAATCTTTGCTTATTTGATCTACTGGATGATAAGCACTATTATAGTTAGGCTCTGAATACCTAGTAGTAACACTTAATCCGTCTTGTCCTGGAGTAATTTCTATATCACACCAAGCTGGAATAACATAGCCCATTGACATAAAATCACCAATACCTGGACAGGCTTTTACACTTTTATCGCTGTCAATTAAATGATTTGCCTTTTTAGTATATGTAGGCATATTTTTCCATGCTTCAGGCATGAAATCTTTAGCTGGTCTAATAGGTGCGTGTTTTCTTACAGCCCAGTTTTCTGTTTCAAAAAATAATATAGGTTTAGTCATTTAAGTCGTTTATTATAGGAAAAATTCCTGCTATAATTTTAGCACAAGCATGAGCAATATCCATATGTTCTTTTTGTGTACCATGCCCGCCACGTAACTCAATATAATGAACCCACGAACGGAGTGTGCCATTCATATATAGTCGTGTTTTAGTTAGTCCTTCAGGCAATACGACTCTTGCTTGTTCTTTAGCAATACCTTGGTCTAATGCCCAATTGTATGCTTCTTTACATTGTTCAATTATTCCTTTTTGTCTGTTCCCCCAAGCTATTTGTAATGCATCATCATTAACTTCTATAGAGTTTTGTCTATTTTTTGGATCTTGTAAACGTGCTTCTCTAAAAGTAAATGCTTCTTTCATATCTTGCGGATCTGCATAACGTTGACTAAATTCTTGAAAGGAAAATGATCTGTGTCTTACTATTTGGTGGGCTATATCTCTTGTAGTATTAATTTCAAGACAAGCATTAACCATCTCTAAAGGTGACCAATGTTTATGCTTAATCAAATACTTAATAAGTTTTTCACTTGTTTCAGTATTCATTTGATTAGTAGGATTACTAACCCTAGCACAAAAGGCTATTAAGTCTTGAGCGTCTTCTAGTCCTTCTTCTAAAAAATCATCTGAAGGTTTTGAATATGAAACTAATTTTACACTCATCCTGTCCTCAATATAATATGTACTCCGAAAGGTGTTATGCAAGGTGGTCCTATATCTCCTTTTAGAATATTTTTACAAGCACCTGAAAACTCAAGCACCATAGATTCTTCTTCAAACCAGCCAAGGTCTCCTCCTTTTGATTTACTTGGACAAGCACTATTCTCCCATGCCGCCGCTTCAAAAGTTACACCGCCTGATTTTATTTCTTTTATTAATTCTTCAGCCGTTATCATTGCTTGTGCAATTCCTCTAGTATGTGTAGGAGGTTTGGCGTCTCTATGACTTAATAAAATATGTGAAGCTCGTAATTTCACTTAATCTCCCTTACCTGGTTTATCACTAAAATGCTCCATTTTTCCTTTTACGCCTTCCCAGTCTTTAACATCAGCTGGTACGTCTTCTTCACGTTTCTTTGTAATGTTTGGCCATGTACTAGCATACTTTTCATTTAGTATTAGCCACTCACCACTATCATCCATGTTATCTGAAATTATTGCTTCTACAGGACATTCTGGTTCGCATACACCACAATCAATACATTCGTCAGGATGTATAACCAGCATATTTTCGCCTTCGTAAAAACAGTCGACTGGACAAACTTCAACACAATCCATATGTTTACATTTGATACAGTCCTCATTTACTAGGTATGTCATCTTTCTTACTACTTTTTTCCTTTTCTTCTACAAGTCGGTCAATTACTTGTTTAGCATTTGCCAGCGATTCTGTCAAGTGCATAGTAAGACCTAATATACTGGCTCCTTCACCTCGTAAGCCAGTCCAAAACATTCTATAGTCGTCCGGATTTTTTTCCCTTGGAAAATTGTCCGCCTCCATTAAAAGGTTTCTAAACTTATTTACAATTTCTTCTTGTCTTTCTGCTGTATAAAGGTTCATAAACGATTCAACTTTATCATAGTTGCGGCCAAGTTGATTTCTGGATCAACAACTAACGTGTGGTCAACTAAACCTTGTTTAATAATTATGACAGCTTCGTCTTGCTTGTCACCGAATAATTCTATATTATCATATAACCAACGATATACGTCTTCCATTTCTTCTGCTTTTGCAGACCCGCAAACTAATTTTCTTGCTTCAGTTATTTTACCTGCTTTAAATAACTCAACCATATCTAATTTCCAGTCAGCTTCTCCTTTATCCATTTCACTTGGTTTAAGAAGAATTCCTTCTTGACTGTTCATTTGTACCATATTAATACATTTGCGTAAATCAGGATATGTTGCTTTTACATACGTATCTAATGTATCTATATCTGGAGTAATATTTTCTGTAATAAGAATTTCTGCTACACGAGCCGTAAATTCGTTTTTGTCAATACGTGCAATATGAAACCCTTGACATCTACTATGTAATGCTGGAATAATTCTATTTGGATAGTTACAAGTTAAAATAAATCGTGATGTTAAATGATATTCTTCCATTACGCCACGTAATGCCGCTTGTGCTTGTGGACTTAAATAATCTGCTTCATCTAATAATACAACTTTAAATGGACCAAAAGGAATCATCTGTACAAAATTAATAATTTTATCTCGTACATCATCAACACTATTAGTTCTACTTGCATTTATTTCAAGTATATCATAGTCGTTTATTTCTATTTGATTAAAAAGGATTTTTGCAAGAGTTGTTTTTCCAATACCTGCATTTCCACTAAAAAGTAGATGCGGAATTGACTTGTCTTTAATCCAAGTGTTTACTTGTGCTTTTTGATGTTCATCTCTAAACACATAACCATCTACAGTTTTTGGTCTGTATTTTTCTACCCAAAGTTCTTTCATTTATAACGATTCTCCTGTCCAGCCGCAACCAAAATTATAAACACATATAAAAATGGCCAAGCCCAGCCTATTAAATTTCCGGTAAGATGTAAAACCATTAAGGTAATTCCTGTTGCTCCAACAGTTCCTATACTGAATCTTTGACTTGGTATTTGCATAAACTCTCCTCAGTTTATGTTATTATAAACTATAATGTGATGTGTGTCAAGTATTATTTTAGTTTTGTAATGGTAATCCATTAAAAATAAATCCAATTGTAACTCTTGGACTTACTTCTTTTGGTGGTAAACCTTCGTGTGGATAACTACTTGGAAATATAAGGGCTCGTCCTTTTTTGAAATCGATATCATGAAAACTATTGTCCTCATTCCAAAATCGTGTACCTGTATCACCTTGTACATAATATACCATTGTATGTGATGGTATCCATCTTGGGTCTTTCATTTGTTCGGTATCGTCTGGTGCGTCAGTATGTTTCCCACCATAAAATTCTTCTGTGGATAAGTTAATTTGAACTTGATTTAATTGTAAGTCTTCTGTAAGTTTTTTAAAGAGTTTTGTTTTAGCATGATGTACTACAGTCCACATTGATTTAAGTTCCCAAGGCATATCAGCTAGAAAATTAGTATGACTAACTTCAATTCCGTGTTGAACTTCTCGTGTCCATTGTTCACTAAATGTTCGATATCCTTGATCGTATCCTAATCCTCTATGTCCAAATCGTAATGGTAAATGCGGAATGACTGCTTCAACTTGTGCTTGTAAGAAGTCAGGAAATAAATCGTCAAAAATTAAAATATTATTTTTGTTCATTATTGTTCCAATTTGAGTCCCAAGCATCTTCAAAGATTGGGTGAAGTACTTTACGTTCTTTCATAAACGGTGTAGCTTCTCCACTAAAAATATAACCTATAGTAACACGTGGGCTTATTTCTTTTGGAGGTAATCCTTGATGTATATATTTGCTAGGAAATATAACCATTCTATTTTCTTTAAAAGGAACAGAATGAAATTTATATGAATCTAGATCGCCTTGATGATTTGCATAATCATCGTCATACCATGTAGCATCTTTTGATCTGAAGCCCCCACTTTTCCGAGCCATGTCTTTTGTTCGTTGTAATTCAGCATCTACTTCTGCTTCTGTAACTCTTCCTTTAGTTACACCATGAGATAGTTCTGCTAATTTAGGATTTAAATGTTCAGGATTGTTAGACCAAAATTCCATTCCAGTATCACCATGTAAAAGATAAACCATAGTATATGCAGGTGCATTGGTCGTAACATCGACGTGTAGTCCGCCAGCGTGTTTTTTAGTTGTTAAATTTACTTGTATTTGATTGCATTGAAGATTGCATACATTAGGAGCAATAAGTTTTCTATTTTCATTTAATACTAACCATATAGCCCATAATTCCCAAGGAGCCTCTTGCGGATCAGTACCAACTGAGTCACCCCATTGTTCACTCCAGAATTGATAACCTTGATAAGGACCTAGTCCTCTATGACCGAATCTTAATGGAAAGTTTAATATTGTTTCTTTAGCTTGTTTGTGGAGCCAGTCCGGAACAATGTCGTCTATAACATAAACATTTTTTGATTCAAAGGTCGCCGTCTTGTCTGTTTTCGGAGTCGTTGATGTTAAACTTTCCTCCTGGATATCTTGATTCGAGTTTTTTGACATTTTCTTCAATTACCTCATTAGGATCAAGCCCAAGAGAGCGACAAGCACTAGACCAATACCACATAATATCACCAAGTTCTCGCTTGAGATGAAATACAGTTTCATCGTTAAGTGGTTTACCTTGGAACAAGCATTTTTTAACAATTTCACTAAATTCTCCTCCTTCACTTGACAATCCAATAGATGCAGTTAATAACAATGGAATGTTAACACCTGTTGCATTTTCTAATTCTTGTACTCGTCCAAAAAATGCACCAGACTTGTTACTTTCTACTGATGTAACTTTTTCAACGAATTCTTCATATCGTTTTAAATCCAACATAAGCACCTTTGGGAGATCGTACCCACCCATTTTAAATAATACTCTCTTGGTCCATATCGCCTAGATAAGCATTATCTGGGTCTTCTTTTTGCCAGGCTAAAATACCTTCAGCTTCTATTGTACGCAGAACAGCAACTTCTTCTTCATCTGGAAGTTCCATATTAAATCCTCTTGTCCAACGTCCATGTTCTACAAGTACCCAGTCACCTACTTCAAATTCATCTTTATTCTCGTGGCCTTTAGCATACACTTTACCCCAACGTGGTTTAACACCGTGTGACTTACCGTCGTCGGAAGGAAGTATAATTCCACCTTTAGTTACCATTTCGTCAAAGTTCATTTGACGAACAATTACTCGGTCATGTATTGGTCTAACGTGACCTTTGTAAACTGTGATAGCCCTTGGGGGCCCACCCATCAGTCCTAAATCCATTGTTAGTCACCTTTATTTACAAAGTTGCCATCAGCATCTTCAACCCAGTCTTGACCGCCTCGATCGTAGGGTTGCTCTTCAGTTTTAACTTCAACTGCTTCTGCTTCTTTAACTTTTGTTGTTTTAGAAACTTTAGCTTTAGCTTTAGTAGTTGCTTTTTTAGGTACTACTGTTGCTTCTTTTTCAACAACGTTAACTCCACGACCAGGAATTTCATCTGGAACTGCTTGTGGATGGTCTCTGTAATAGTCGGCCATGACTTCTTCACGCTTACGAACAATTTTGCCGCCAGGGCCTAATTCGTCACCGCGAGCATTAACACGAACGTTACCTACTGCTGGTGTCAATTCATTTTTTTGGCGTAACAAGTCCATATCAATTCTTTTACCTTGCATTGATACGTGTTGTTTACGACCGGTTTGTTTAACTGCCATTATGATCTCCTATTATGTACGTATTTATCTCATGAACTCATGCCAGTCTAGCTCATACTGGATTGAGTTAATTTTATGAATACCAATTAAGTATAGGATATAACTTGCTACACTAGATCCTCGTCCTACACCCCATACTATGTTATTTTCTCTCATTATGTCTACCAAATATATAAGAAATCTTAGTAAGTTAAGTAGTCCACGTTTTTCGTACTCAATATATTCTGCTTCAGTTCGCATCCATTCTTCTGTATCACCAATTTGTTCTTTGTCAAGTTCGTCTTGCAGTTGAGCATACATCCATTTATGTATATCTAAATCTTTATACTTGTCCGGCATAAACCATTGTGACTGTAAAGCGTCATCAAATTGTTTCTTATCGTACGAGAGTGGTTGGTATTCTTTTAATGGTAAAAAGTTAAAACCAAGTTCTTTAATAGATTTATTGTATAGATTGGCGTCACGATTAGGCTCTACTAATATCTTAGAGAGCTTATCACTATTTCCTTCGTAAATTAAATTTACAATATCTTGATTGGTGAATCGTGGTACACCGAGATCGTCTACTTTCATGTTTCTCATTTATAAAGTATTTTAACTGATATCAATCAGTTTGTCAAGACCTTTATTGTCATTATTCAGTCTTGCTTTAATTTGGCGTTCGCTGACTTCCAATTTATAGCTGTTGAGCAGTAATTGGATTTGGCTTTTTGCGTCGGGGTTTCGGGTTTGGAAAAATTTTTTAGTTAAATCTGAAATTTTAGCGTCTATTTCTTTTAAAGTGAGTTCTGAAACGTTTTGAGTAAATGGGTGTAGCATACCCTACCTATTAAGTAAATGTACCGACGTAATGAGCAAATACTGTAGTACCTTGATCTGAGCTCCAAACGTCAATCACTTCTGGATTTACATCATCTGCTACAGTAAATGGACTTGGAAATCCTGAGGAATATTTAATTGTTCCACCACCTTCTGTTGCCCAAGTAAGTGTTCTAGCAGTACTGTCACCAAGTGTGTTTAATATCATTACACGAATCTTAGCAACTTTATTAGTAACAGGCCAATCTGTAAAAGTTAGTGTTATATTGCCCCCTATAGTAAATGTTTGAAAATTACCATTTGCAAAACTAACATTTTGAGGAGCAACTATTGTTCCACCAGCATATAGTTTTTCTGTGTTACTGACAAGATTTCCGCCAGTAATGTCATTACCTAAAAAGTCATTGGTAGCATTTAATTTGGCTGTATTTGTCTGTAAGTCTTCGATCTCACTTTTAGCCGCAGTAAAGTTATTCTTTATAGTGCTAAAATTGTTACGAAAGCCTTGGCTATCATTATCCTGTCCTGCTATTGGATATGTAGCATCAATGCTGGTATTGTCGATATTACTTGCCATTTGTGTTCCTCTCTATTATTTATCGCCTTTAAACATTAAAGGCATAGTTCCCGAATGGTATATATTGTTCATAGCTATTTCCTTTTGTAGCATCTATTATATATCTATCAATTTCAAAGTCTAGTACCCTAAAATTGAAGGCGCTATTAGCGATATTTAATGCTATAGTGGCACTTTCTCCAGGCTTACAAAAACATAATGGAATAGCCGTTATGAATCCTAATTCTTGAACTGAAGTGCCCTGGGCCGTAGTCATCCATAATGGTAGGAAATCGCGTTCAGTAAGCCCAACTGTTTTTATATTTTCACGCATATTTGTTACATTACTGATATAGCGTTGAGTATTATATGCTTGGTCAATTCTTATAGCATCACTATCAGTTTTAACTGGAGTAAATTTAGGTCTAAATCTAAATGGGTCACTTGTTGTTGTAGCAATAGTTCCAGCTTGTATAATATTTCCATTTTGTAATTGTACAAGAATTGTCCCGTTTGCATCAAGTATTACTGTTCCATTATTTCTAGTAATAATTTCAAGATCGTTTCCAAATGCTACTACTTGAACTTTTTGTCCTATTGCATTTTCTATTTCAAATACTGCAACACCGGCACCTTCTTTAGAAACATCATCAAATGCTTCATAGTCAACACTATCTACAGTAATCTCTTGTCTAGTTTTGATAGTTAAAGAAGATCTAACTTTTGTTTCTGGTACCCCAGCCTGCGGTGGAAAATCATATGGATCAATTACTTCTAAATAAACTACTTCATATTGAACATCATTTGTTCCGGCTTTTTTAGCTACTGCTGTTTTAACTGAACCTAATTTAAATCGTTTTTTAGAATGATTCTGTCTTGATACTGCAACATATTCACGAACATCTTTAGTTTCAATTCCAGCATATATTAACATTTTAATTTGTTTTTGTAAACCAAATGCTGGATCATTAGGTCTATAAATTTTATCAGGAGTAAAAATATTAGGATCTCCGATAAAGTTATTATAAGTTGTACGCTGTGCCGGTTTTAAGAAAGGTTTAACAGATAAGTTACTGTAACTGATATTGTCAGGATCAGTAACTATAATATTATAGTTCTGTGATAAAACACTAAATCCAAAACGATCTCGTGCTTCAACCTCAAATACAAACTTGCGATCAACAGTAGTTGTAGAACCATCAAGTAATAGTAAATTATTATCAATCGTTGTTAAACCTTTAGTCCATTCACCTGAGACAGAATCTTGGTTTCTAAATTGATTTACTTTACCAACAATTTCTCCATTTGGATTTAATTTTAATCCTGGAGGTAATTCTCCGCTAATGATTCTATATAATACTTTACTACTAATTGATTGAGCAGTTATTTTTGCCGCTACGTTAAATGTACTAATAAAGTTTGCTTTAATAGTTCCTAGGTCTGGCATAGTTATCCATACAATAGAACTTTCAACCTCGCCTAATATTTTAACTGTAAATGTTTTTTGCTTTGCCGCTAATAATGTTGCTTGACTAGTAAAGCGTCTTGCTTCAACTGTAAATTTATATTCTTTAGTAACTGCTGGTTGATATGGAACTCGTCCTGCAATTTCTCCAGTACTAACATCTAATGCCATTCCTGGAGGTAACACACTAGGACTTGCATCGTCATTATATTGTTCTAAATAATATCCTAGTTCTCCAACAATAGTATTAGGATCAAATACATCTAAGTAAATTGTTACATAATTATTTGCTCGTTTATAACCAATGTCTGCTGGTGTTAACCAAACAGGCGTTCTAAGGAATGTATTATCAGCTGTAAATATTCCTGTACCAACTTGCATAACTGTATTATCTGCACGTAAGAAATCATCACCAACTAAGAATATTATAAATTTTCTTTTTACAACTGTATCACCGTCACTAACACTTACTTTAAATTCAAAAAATCTATTAAGTTTTTTTGGACTTCGTGTTGGAATAGATTTATCATACCCTGTGGTATCATAAAAGAAACTTTCATAACCATTAGCACTTCTTAATCCAAAGTCGAATGGAAAACTATCAAATTGTGTAGTATCATAAAAGCCGCTACCAGATCTAAGATCTAATGCTAAAATAGGATCAACAATTCCTATAAGTCTACCTTCTTCAGTTAATGTTATACCTGGAGGTAGTGTGCCATCTCCGTCAGCAATAAAATATTCAAGTTCATCTCCTGCTGGTAGATCCGGATCAATTGCAGAAAGTTGGAAATCAACAATACTGCTATCTATAATATAAAAAGAATTATTAGGTCCTATTGGAAGTTTACCTTCATTAGTTGTCCAGACCGGTTCATCAGGACCATTTACAATAATATTATATGTTCTATCAGCAATTCCAGAAGAATTTGTTGCACGTAATACAAATTCAAATGTAGTACTACGTTGTACTTCAAATGGTGTTCCTACAATTTGATTTTCTTCTAATCTCATTCCTGCAGGTAATTGTCCACTTATTAAACTTACAATACTTGTATTAAGTTGAATAGTTGTAATAGAACCTGCTTCTAAAAATATGTTTGGAGCAGTAGTGTATACATACGTCATAAATCCTTGAACAATTTCTTGCATAAACGTTTCTACTGTATGTCCTGTTCCAGTTTTGTAATGTGTTACTCGCCCACCTAAGTAGCTATAGTAGTATGTTTGATTTGTTCCGTAAAATACTCCGCCTGCATCTGGAATTATACCACCTGTGTATCCTTGACTTTTTGCTAAAACAAATGTTGAGTCTTGTGCAGATAAAAATGTTACACTATTAGCAAGACCACCACCGTATGGAATAACAGTATCATTTTCTCCATGAATTGTTAACCATCTTTTATCTTGTAATGGAATTGTAGCTGTATTATAATCAGTAGCATCAGGTCCAGTTTGTGTTGCCGGAGCGAAAAATGTATCGTTACGATATTGTGGATCAAATAATTGTGAACCAATAGTTACATATGAATAGATATCTACGTCGCCAATTTCAATAAATGCTCTGTTCACTAATCCTGCACCAGTATCAAATCCAACAAATTTTATTCTGTTGTCGTCAACATTATTAAATCCTTTTAATGCTGTAATTAAATCTTTAAGCATATCAATATCAGGTGCTTTAGATGTTTCAGTTGCAACATTCCATGTATTGTTATATCCTGTTGGAGCAACTAAAATATGATCACCTAAATAGTTTTCCCAAGTAGTAATTTCATTACTACCTGTTCCACTATCTCCATGTAGCAATATAGCTACTGGTACTTTTTTATTTGTGAGAGCAGGAATAGTAGGAACTCTTATAGATACAGGATATGTATATCCACCAGGTTCTTGTGACCAAGTTTTAGTTATATCTATGTCTGTTGAATTTGTTAGTGTAGGTAAGGGGTCGCTACTTAACGCGGTTGATTCAGGGTTAAATAATCCCCCAAGATCAGCACTAGAAGGGTCTAAAGGTAGAATAACTGTTGTAGTTAATCTTTCCTCTAAAGTTGCTAGTGTATGTCCTGATAGTTGTGTCCAAACAGGTAAATTTGCCATATGCTTTATATCCTACTTCTTACAGTATTTATCGGATATTATGCATACTTGGTCAAGTTACGTTCGAACTCGTGTAGACGCTTCCATATACTGCGAAGCTCTGTAATAGTGGTCCAGTTTTCTAAAAATAAAGCAAAGCCCCCATGAACCTTTTGGAAAGCATTTGATACTTGTACTACTACACCTAATAATATAGCACCTGTAAATAAGCTAGGTCCTACAATTAAATATGGTACAATAATCATAAATTGATCGTAAGTAATACGCCAAGTGTCAAAGTAGCCATAATGCATATAAAGTCTGTGATAGTTAAATCGTATACCAGTAAATAAACTCCATAGTGTTTCTGGTTGTGCGTAATTGGCTTTATCGTCTTCACCTAGTACTAAATCTTTTCTAAATGCGGCTTCTACCTTTTGATTATTATATTCTAGTCCTGGAAGTTTCCACCCAACAAACCATGAAATAACAATACCACCTAATGATACAACTAAAGCGGTCCATACTAAAGAACCTGGAATATCACTAAACCATGGAATTGTAACTGCATCACTTAATGCCCATAATACAGGAATAAAAGCTACCAACGTCATTATAGCTCGTACAACTTGTAATCCTAAACCTTCTACAATACGAGCAAATCTATTACAATCTTCTTGAATACGCTGACTAGCACCTTCTATTTCAGTTTTAACATTACGCCATCGTGGAATGTAATCAAATGTAATTGCTTCACGCCACCGCAATCCATATAGACGGGTAAACCATCCTGTTGCAACTGCTAATAATACGTAGGGAAATGCTAAAACGGCAAATGAGGGTTCGCCTTGTAATCCACTAGTCCAGTATTCGAAACTAATTAATTTATTGTAAAATAATGCTGTACCTACGTCAGCTTTATCTTTATAATCGCCTGCTTGTTGTAATAAGTTATAAAATCCACCGTACCATGTGTTTATGGCTACAGTTATTTGTACTTGAATCCATAAAGATGCAATAAGTAAGGCACCACCGCCCCAGGCCCACAAAGCCCATTTTCGACTTTTGTAGTATGCGCCGATCATAATCTATAACGTCTTAAACGCTACGCTGATGTTTGGTTGATGGACCAACTATGTATGGATAAACCGGTTGAAGGTTTGAATCCACTGACAAGTAATATGCCCATGTTCCGTTTGGATAGTCAGGAGTTTTGTTGTATCGACCGTTGTATGCATCTAAATGACCAGTACCTACTTGGTATTCATGATCATTAACAAATGTACCAGCCGCTTTTTCACCATAAGTGTAACCACGTCCAGTTGGTTCTGTAGTATAGTATTGATATGATGAAGTCATTCTAGTAACTGCGGTTCCTAATTCTGCATTAGGATCTACGTATGAATATGGTCCGTAAATTGGATATCCGTCAAAACAATATCCAAGTATCTTACTATGTCCATCTGCGTGTCTAAAGTTATCACTACTGTAATTAGTTCCCGTGTAATAAGTTGGCGTCGGAGTTGACGCTGTTAACATAGCGGCATCCCAAGATGGATTTGATTCTGCTGAACCTGTTGGTAAAAACATAAACATTCCAGACATATAATGATATTGTCCGTTAGTTTCTGGCCATCCACCTGCATCGTCGCCACCAAAGTTTGATCTAAATGCTACTGCATTATATTCAAAGCCATCGCCTGGTGCATCTGTTACAGGATCAAGTCCTGGTGGAACAGTTGTTGGACCTACTGAAGGATTAAAAAATATAACACCGTTAGACATAATACCCATTGGTGTTAAAGGAACTGTTACCTGTGCATTAGTAGTATTTTCTCCACCGCGATATACAATAGAATAATTATAAGATTGTGCAATCGCAGTATTTACGTTTGGCGAAAAATCATTATTTCCGAATGCATTTCCGAATGCCGCCGGATTAGGTAAACCATTTGATGTAATTGTTAATGTTGCCATATCTCTTTCCTTACGCTATTGTCCCTGCATCAAATACTCTTGGATCTGGTGTAAACATACTACCAAAGTCAATATCAGTTTGATAAATTATCCAATCAACTACACTTGTAATTACATTACTAAGAGTACCAAAGTTAAAACCAGCTGTATTAGGAGCAATTAATCTAATGTCTACTCCGTATACTAATCCAGTTAAGTTTCCTTGGAAAGCACCTGCAAAAGTACTTGCTGTTAATGTGCCACCATTAATAAGATTATTTCCGTTTGCATCTAGGTTTCCTCCTAATACAGGAGTAGTATCAGTAGATAGTTCAGTAGTTGAATTAATTGTTAAATTATCACCAGCAATACTTGTACCAATACCAGTTCCTCCAAATATATTTAATGTATCGCCATCAACTAATTGTTTAGATCCGGAATCAGATACAACATTTAATTGTTGTAATCCACCTGTTGCATTAACTGTAATTCCATTTGTTGAAGATGTTAATGTAATATTAGCACCAGATACTAACTTTTTAAATTGTAAATCGGAACCAGCTTTTTGATAAAAAACTCCTTCACCAACATTACCTAAATTACTTGCAGTTGTTGATTCTGGAGAGCGTAGATCTAAATCCTCAAAGTTTTGATTAACTTTAATGAATGCTTCACGTAGGTCATCACCTGTACCGTCGTTTGCTAGTGTTCCTATGTTGATATCTTGTAGTGCCATTTTATCTCTCTTCTTATGTATTTATTCCAGGAGTACTGCTTCCACTACTACCTTTGAATCCCCAAGGATTAGGACTACTATATGGCCAATGTAGTATTTTATTTGGCGCACCATAGCGTCTTGGAATGGCGTTGAAAGCATTAAAATCTTCATCTGTTCCACTATCATAGCAATTAGCTGTAGAGTGTATTGCTAGAAAATCTTTAAATTGTTGTGCTGTTCCGCCTGGATTTGCTTGTAACCATAATGCACCTATTCCACAAATTTGTGGAGATGCCATTGATGTGCCACCTATTCGTGCAATATAGTGAGAAGCACTTCCAGGGTAAAGTTGTTTTGAACCATATGTACTTACTTGACTTGTAGCACTTGTAATATCATCACCAGCCGCTATTATATCAATACGTGGTCCTCTTTCACTATCATTTCTTATCATTTCTTCAGTACCAAATAGACCCTGATCTAAGTTTGCTACAACAATTGTGTCATCACTTATTGGAGAACCAGCCTGGTTATAATAAATTGGCGTCACCCCATATAAGCTATTTGTATAGTAACTATCATAAATGTCACTATTGTATGGAGCATTAGGGCCTGAAATAGGATGATATCCATTACCCGCGGCATTAACACAAATTACTCCTGAATCTGTTAATTGTTCTTGTTCAGTGTTTACTGAAGAATATGATATTGGATGTTTATTGTTAGGACATCCGTATTGTGTAAAAGTACCAGACGTCCAGTTTTGAGTAACAATACCTTGATCTACTCCTTTGTAAAAAATAGATGTTACTTGCCCAAACCCACCGCCAAGTGGATAGTAATAACCATAGCCCCAACTTTGATTTACAATTGTCGGACGTTTAAATCCTGTAACAGGATCAATAGGTTTTTGTTCGTGAAAAAGTCTAATAACATCAAATGGTTCAGAAACCTCTTCAGCACCGCCAAATACTCTTACTGAATAAATTTTTGAATTCTTGGCCCAACCATAAGTTTTACCTGCGGCAATACCACAACAATGACTTCCGTGTTCTCCTGCTGGTTGACTATCGCCGGTAATATTTGTATAATGATTTGTTCCCATTGTCCCTGGAATAATTGTATTCCAATCTAGTTGTATAAATCTTGTAGTGCCATTTGCATCTTCCCATTCAGGATGTCCTGTAGGATCAACACCGTCATCTTGTATAACAACGTCAACACCTGTACCATCTAATGCATAAGTATAATTTCCTGTGTACCCATTAGTTGCCGCCGCCAAATCATATTCTTTAAGAATGTGTCTTTTTAATCCCCAATTAACGGCATCTTGATCATTTACACCTGACCGATCAAATTGACCAATTTGTGTTTGGTATAATTCTTTATTCGCTGGATCTGGTTTTCCTTCTACTATATGTATTCTTGGATCTTTTGATAACTCTGCCGCTTCGGCATCAGTTAACATATAATGAGTCATTCTATTATTATGTTTTTTAGCATAAGCTACATCAACAGTTCTACCTGGCACGTTTGCACTAACAGAAGCATCACTAGAAGTATCTCTTCCTAGTTCTTGTTCTATTTCTGCAACATCGATACCTTTTTTAGTAACAACTATATATTCTTTTTCACCAGCCATTAAAGTATCCCTACGTTTGTTGTTAATGCTCTATTAACTACATATGGCAAATAAGCTATTCTATTAGAACCATTCATTAAACTTCTATCATTTGAGAAAAAAGTAGATGGTGTACCTTCATCTGTTGAACCTTGATGCATTAAATCTTTAATTGCATTGTCTTGCCACCATTTGCGTAATTGTGCAGGTGTCCATCCTGGATTTAATTGTAATAATAAACAACTCATTCCTGATACTTGTGGAGTAGCCATTGATGTTCCACTAAGATTTAATATTGCAGTATCATCAGTATTTGTAGCACTAATAATATCTGTACCAGCCGCCCATACGTCAACTCTAGGACCTTTATCACTAGATGAAGCTGTAGCTTCAACATTATTATATAATTCACTATCAATATTTCCGCAAACAATTGTTTCAGGACCTATATTACCTGCTCCTCTATTATAGTATATAGGATTACCTGCGGTAATATTACCTACGTTAATACCGCAAGTAATATGATTGTCAAAGTCTATATCTCCATCGTAGCAAAGTTTTTGATATTGATTTCCTGCACTTTTTATATAGTGTACACCTTCGTCTTGCATTTCTTCAACTTCAACATTAAGTTGATAAAGATTTGCATTAAATTTGTTAAATGCATCACCGATCATTCCAAAGTTAGCACTCTTAACACTTCCTACACTAGCACCTCTAAATTGAATGTCTGTTATATTAGTAAAATATGCTTTATATCCCCAACTTGCTCCTACTACTGTTGGTCTTTTAACTCCTGTAACAGGGTCAACAGCTTTAGCTTTATGAAATTCTTTAATTGCATCGAACCAGTATGAAGAACTTATAGCCATATCTAAACAATAAATGTTTGCATTCTTGGCCCAACCATAATCTTTTCCTACGGCTGTCCCTGCACAATGAGTTGCATGGTAACTTGTTCCTGCGGTGTTAGTATAATCTTGAAAAGGTATAAGACTACAGTTAGGAAGTTCGTTCCATTGAAAAGGTACTAAACGACTAACGCCGTTTTTATCTTGCCATTGTTCGTGTGTATATCTAAATTTACTTTCTTGATGAACATAATCAACACCAGTACCGTCTAAATGATAATCATAAGTTGTTCCAGCAGGAAGATCTGACGTAACATTAAGTCCCCAAGCATTATCTGTATTACCGTGTCTTAAGAGTCCCCAGTTACCTCTTGTTGTTGAAGTAGAATCTCTAGTCCAATCTTCAGTTTGTTCGTAATCCATCCAGTCGTCGTTCCATACAAGTGGTGTATTAACATCACCTACTCTAGGATCGTTTTTAAGTTTTTCTGCTTCTTCGTCTGTAAGGGCTATTTCAAAGATACGTTTACTAGAAGGTCTAGTGTTTACGTTTTGTACTTCTCTATCTGGAATTATATTACTGTCGACGGTAAAGTCTGTAGTCGTGTCTCTGTTTAGATCGTCAATGACTTCATTTTTGTTAAAGCCTTTATGTAAAGAAACAACATAATGTTTTTCACTCATAGCTTCTCCTTATGCAATAGTAATATTACCAACCATTGCACTATGGCTAGTACATTGGTAAACTAATGACGACGGAGCATCCATTGGAACTGTAAGTAATTGTGTTCCATCTTTATCACCCGACACACCATCTGTGTAAGCCGCGCCACCGGCACTTACTCTAATTTCTAATGGATGTGTAGCCCCTCCTCCATTAATAATAGTGTACGAGAATCCTTTATAAAATGTAAGACCTGGATTGTCTGTAGTACTAACTGTACCAGGTCCAGTCCATCTATATGCTGTTGATCCATTATTAATAACACTAAAAGAAAGTCCAGGTAATTGGGCAAGCCATTTACCGTCACTATCACGATATCTTAATACATATCCGTCAGTACCACTAAAGTCTATATCAGAGCCTTCAGCAATTCTTAATAAACCGGTACTGCTAATTCGTAAACGTTCAGTAGTACCTGCGGCAATTATAACAGTATCGCTTTCTGACCCAGTACCAGCAAAACTACCAATAATAGTATTATTACTATTACTACTTGTATTTGTACCAGCTTGAAATCCTATGAAAGTATTTGAATCACCGCTAGTAATTGAATTACCAGCTTCGTGTCCCACCATAGTATTTTTTTCAGCACTACTTAAAGTACCAGTTGTTGCATCACCAATTTTTATACTATTTGTAAAGTTTGCCGCGTCACTAACAACATCTGTTAAGTCGTTTAATTCTGATGAAGCCGCTCCAGTAATTGTAATATTGCCTTCTGCATCACTGGCAGTTGTAATATTAGTTCCACCAATAAATTTAATTGATTCATCTTTACTAATTGTTCTTAAAGTTGAGTCATCTGCCCCAACACTAAATTTAAAGCTATCTGCTGTTGGTAACCAATCTGTACCATCATGGAATACTAATTGTTTTGCTGAACGGTTATAAATTACATCACCAGCTGATCCAGTAAGAACTGCTATTCCGTCATTATCAAAATTTCCTAAACGTAAAGGTGCTTGTGATATTACTACGGCACTTGCCGCATCTAAAATTAAATTACTTGCAGAAGATATAGTTGGTATACCTGCACCTGAACTTACAACTTCATCAGCTGTAATTTTAGTAGCAACTATATTAATACCTGATAAGGTATCGGTTGTTTTGTTATATGTTAATCCTGCATCGCCACCAAATGCACTTGCATCATTAAATTGTACTTGTGTATCAGCACCACCTGGTGTTCCACCACCGCCACCACCTGCGGCAATGAATGTAATTTCATCACCACTTGTAGTAATTGTCATATTAGTACCAGCAACAAACGTTAATGTATCAGTTGGTGCATCTGCTACAACACTTGTTTGTCCTGAAACTTCTATTGTTTTAAATGCATCTTGATTTACATCACCTGGAGTTATTGTTGCCCAACTTAAAGTTGTATTCCCGTCAGTACTTAATACTTGATTTATAGTTCCATCACCGTCTGGCCAAATAAATGTTTTATTTGTTGTTACAGCCGCTGGGGATCTAAATCCCATAAAGTTTGTATTATTACCATCATAGTATCTAACTTCTTTAGCACTTGCTACTTTAATATTTCCAGCAAATTGTACTTCATTTACGCCGTTTGCAATATTTCCTGATATATTTAAATTAGTACCATTAAAATTAGTTGCGTTAACTGAATCTGCACTTAAAACATTTGTACTTGGATTATAAGTTACTGAAGCATCTGTTCTTAGTGCTTGATTATTACCGTTACTTAAAGCAACAAAAGTTAGAAATTGTGTTACGTTAGTTCCATCTGGAGCCGAAGTAACAGTTGCCGCATTAACATTGTTTAATACTCGTGGTTCCCATTTTGATGTTGCACCTTTAAAACTTAAAACATAGTCGTCAACTGGAGTTGTAGTAGCTGTATCAACATCTCCTAAATCTCCTAAATCGTTTATGCTACTTGCAACTGATCCTGGTCCCCAAGTACCTCCACCTGCATCAAATATTAGTGCTTGTCCAGTAGTTGCTCCTGCTACACCAACATCTACTAGGTCACCTAAGTTACCAATTGAAAATGTTATGTTACCTTCTGCATCACTGGCAGTCGAAACTCCAGTACCACCAGCAAACTTGATTGACTCTCCAGTACTAATTGTTCTTATTGTTGAGTCGTCAGCGGCAACTTGTAGTGCTGTTAAGCCATCGCCTTCTTTTACTAACGGAAACCAACCATCATGATGTGCAAAATAGGCTTTACCTGTTGCATGGACATGAGCAAACATTCCATGATATATTGATGGACTTACAGCAAATAATTCTTCTTCTGTATCAAATTTATTAGCAAAATAAACTTTACCTGTTGTATTAATATCGTGTGTTGATACGTTACCTCTTGATAAAACTGTATCAAGTGTATCAGATTCAGTAACTACATTTGTAAATTTAAATGTTAGTGTTGAATGATCATAGTAAATAACTTTACCATCGTCTGCTGATGTAACTGTTGCTACATTAGATAACTGTGATAATTTTGCCGCTTGTATACGTGCATCAGCTAAAGCATCTGAGAAGTACTTATTAACAACACCTTCTCCCTGATCAGTAACAGCATCTGTTGTAATTCCTGCTGACAAATATCCAACATCATTTGCAAAAGCACTTAAGGCACCTGGAACTTCAGGAATAACAGGTTTATTTGTTAGATCGTTATAGTCACCACTAAATGGATTATTAAACGAGACATTATTAATTCTAATGTCTGTTGCGTTAATAGTTCCAGCATTAGTGACACCAGCTCCGCCTAAATCAAGACTATCACCTACTGGTAATTCCTTAATTTTATTGTCGTCGATAATATCAACTATTAGTGGTATTCTATTTGCCATTGTTGTTTCCTATTTTATACATATTTACCGTATCCATTATACGCTTATCTTCACGTCGTTTCCATTCCGCCAAAGTTGTCCTGGAGTCCCAGGGTCTGAAGTTGGAAGACCATCAAAATTAATTACAGCATAAGGAATTTGGCTATTAGCAGTATCAACTAGTACTGTTGAATCATCACCTAATACTGGCTGTGATTTAACACCACCACTAAAAGCAAAGTTACCATTAGCATCTACGCTTAACTGCGAACTACCTAAATGGATAGTTGTTCCACTTAGATATAAATCTTTAAATCTGTTTGAATTAGAACCTAAGTCGTAAGTAACGTCAGTATCAGGAATAATATGTGAAGATACACTTCCAAGTTTTGTTGTTACCCTAGCGTCTGTGTAATATAAATTTGTTGAACCTTCTGACAGATCATCTGTGTCAGCGGCTGTAATTCTTGCATCAGCTCTTGCATCTGTGTAATATAAATTTGTTCCTTCACTTAAATCTGTTGTAGTAGATGGAATTGTTGGTGCACCACTTATAACTGAATATGGAATAGAACTATTAGCAGTATCAACTAGTAATGTTGAATCATCACCAAC